TATTCAACAACTATATAAAGAAATGTTTAGATACTTAGACATTGTTTAAACATAGAGCTCAGGCGATTAGATTCTTTCCTTACTAGCTTTTATATTGTACTAACTCAGGCAGGGTTAGGATATACGCACTTTGTCTTACTGGGTATCTTTATCCTCAGTCTCTCGCATAACATTTCAAAACACGTACAGGGTATTTTAAAAATTGTACGGTGTACGTCAGACCTAGTACATATTTGTTTAAACTTTCTTTTGTTTAAACCTGTAGTTGTTTAAACGAGTAGTTACCTTATATATACTCTGTATGACATACCTAGAATATCAATGCAAATGTCAATCTGAGCACCTATTCTATTCTAAGTAGGCACTCATAATATTTAACGCATTAAGGCTAGTAAAGAAGGTAATTATAGGGTAATTACCTTAAGTGATTGCGTGCATCTTGTAGGTGCGCTATCACAATATACTTTATTAGAATTGTTTATTGATTTTAGTGTTTGTTTACACTCTTTACATTTTTTCAATATCTTTATCTTACTATGGGTGGGGGAATTTATAGCAGGCTTTATATGCAATATAGTTGCGATTAATTTTGATTATTTAATCTCTGGAAGCCTTGGGTAGCTGGTTTGCGTTCCCTACCGTATCGTATTACCGATTCCAGCCTTTTGTACTCCTGATGTCCTCTTTACCTGTACTTCTTTCCTTTAAATAATATTTGTTACTTGAACTATAACAGAAGGCAGTATATAATACAAGTATCATAAGGTTCTCTTTATGATTCCCTGTTTAGTACGATATAAATAATAGCCCTAGCCTAGCTAGGGTATGGAGGAGAAATGTCAGAGATACCAGTACAAGATTGTGATAATTGTTTAAAGCCTTACTGGTCTGACGAACTTACTGATAATCTTTGTTCTAACTGTTTATAAAAAAAAATTTTTTTTCACGTAGTTCCTGAAGTGTGTATAATACATATCACCTAAGAAAGTCTTAGGTTGCCTGTATGGGGATATAGGCAAAGATATGAAAAGAAAGATAGCTTAAACATCACGAGACAGTTCTAGGATTGTTATAGATGAATAAGGTTGACTTTGATTCGTATTCTTTCATAAACACAGTAAATGGACAGACTGTACAAAACAAAGCCCTGCCATCCCGATTGGTGGGGTTTTGTTTATTCTGTAGGTTCTTGTAATCCTGTAGGTGCGTTACGACCTTTGATGCGTGGATATGTTTTTGGTTTGTGATTATTGCAGTAGCGATACTTATTATATTTTGAAATAACTGTAGTACATTCTTTGTGAATACAAACTCTACCACTACTATATGTAGTAGAGGGTTTGTAATTAGGGTATTTATTACCTTTTATAAAATCACTCATACAAGATATAGTATAGGAGAGAAATGCCAGGAAAAAAATATAAGCCAAAAAAAGCTAACAAAAAAAATAAAGGTTGGTCTAAAAACTAATGGCTGAATGGCGTGGAATGAAAGTGAAGCTCAATAATCCTACGAGGATTCAAAAGGGCGAACCAGGATATGGTAGAAAGAAATTTAAAGTTTTTGTTATGTCTAATGGCAAAGTTAAGAAGGTTATGTTTGGAGACCCTAATATGGAGATTAGAAAAGATAATCCAAAAGCTAGAGCTTCATTTCGTGCCAGACACAAATGTTCCACAGCTAAAGACAAGACAAGTCCAAGATACTGGTCTTGTAGGATGTGGTAAATGCCTTTTGTAAAAAAAGGTAAATATTTTTATTCACCTAGTGGTAGAAGGTACACTGAAAAACAAGTAAGATTATATTACGCAACCAATGGATTTAAGAGGAAGTAATGGCTAAGAAAAAAAATAGTTTAGTTGGTAACATCAACAAAAGAAAAAAAGCAGGAACAAGTAGGTCTAAAAAAAATTCTACAATCAGCCCTAAAGCATATAAAGCTATGCAAAGAGGCTGGAAGAAAAAATAATATAATTTATGAAATGTTCAGGACCTAAATGTCGTAAAGGTCTTAAAGGTCGACAAAAAAAGTTTTGTTCAGAAAAATGTAAAAAAGCATTTTACTGGCGAGAAAAAAATAATAAACCTAAAGAGATTAAACATAAATCAGAGGATTCTTTTCGAGGTCCACATTATGAGGAGTTTGTTCTTAAATATGCAGCTCTATTAGAAAATGCTGAGATAACACAAGCTCAGATATCTAAACTACTAGGTTGTAATCAATCCAGTGTATCTCGTATGTTTTCTGCTTATCAAGAAGATAAAGAGATATTTGAATTACAAGAGGATTGGGAAACACCACAAGAAGCTGTAGAGTCATTAGAAAGTTTTAAAACATTTAGAGATAGATACTTTCAAACAGAAACAGGAGCAAAGTATGAGACTGCTGATTTTCACGAAAATTGGATTAATGGTATTAACAAAGCAATAAAAGAAGGTGGCGAACAAATGATACTATCTCCACCACGTCACGGTAAGACTGACTTACTTACACACTTTGCTGTGTGGCAAATATGCAAAAATCCTAATACAAGAATTATGTGGGTCGGTGGTAACGAGGAAATCGCTAAGAATGCTGTTGGTGCTGTACTTGACCACTTAGAAAACAATGAGGCTTTGAAAGAGGATTTCTGTGGACCAGGTGGACAATTCCAACCAAAAGTAAGGTCAGGTAAATCTTGGTCATCAGGACAATTTACTGTATCTACAAGAACTGTTACAGGTATTAAATCTCCAACAATGGTTGCTGTAGGTAAAGGTGGAAAAATATTATCAAGAGACTGTGACATAATAATTGCAGACGACATTGAGGACCACGGTACAACTGTACAACCTTCTGCTAGAGAGCAAACAAGACAATGGTGGACAACTACTTTGTCATCTCGTAAAGAGGAACACACAGCTATTGTAGTTATTGGTTCTCGTCAGCATCCAGAGGATTTATATAATTTCTTACTAGATAACCCAGAGATGGAGACAATCGTAGAGGAAGCACATAGTTCAGAATGTGTCTTACCTGAAACAGATATAGAAGCTCATACTGATTGTATGTTGTGGGCTAGCAAAAGAACGTACAAATGGTTGATGTCTCGTAAGCAAGCTGCTGAAACTACAGGTGGTAAAGCTATCTTTGAAATGGTGTATCTTAACAAAGCCTTCGTAGATGGTATAACATTATTTAATTCTGAGGACATAGATTTATGTAGAGATGTCAATAGACGTATAGGACATATACCAGCAGGTACACATTTGATTGCTGGACTTGACCCTGCATCTACTGGATACCAAGCAGCTTTCTTATGGGCAGCAGATACAGAATCAGGAAAAATGTATCTTGTTGATATAGAGAATGAAGAAGGTGGTGGTGTCATACAAGCTAAAGAAACTATTAAGCGTTGGTATGAAAAATATAATTTATCACATTGGGTTATTGAGGAAAATGGATTTCAAAGAGCAATACGTCAAGATGAAAAGATAAAAGACTATTGTGCAAGATTTGGTATATATTTAGAAGGACATCAAACAAATAAAAATAAACACGACCCAATATTCGGTGTAGGTTCTATGGCACAGCTCTTTAAAGAGGGCTTGATTAATTTGCCATATGGTGATGCAGATTCTGAAGTTAAGAGTAATATATATCGTAGACAGTTAATTTATTTTTCTTCTGCTGCTAGTAAGTCGAAAAATAATAAAGGGTACAAATCTGATGTTGTTATGGCATCTTGGTTTCCTTTAAAAGTTATTAGAAGATTAGGAAAAGAACGATTAGCTGAGGTAGGATTAGATTATAAACCTAGTTTTGGAGAATGGGATATAAGTAATATGAACGAAGCACCGTGGAGTTAAAGTGACACCAGAAGAAATACAATACGCTATTACACAGTTGCATTTTGATAATCAAAGTGCTTATACAACTAGAGGTCGTATTCGTGCCATTATGAATGGTGGTCCTGACGGTATTACAGCTTTACTTGGTGACCAGCTTAAAGGATTTCAAGATTGGCAAGTTCCTGTACCTAATTTAATGATGTCTGGTCTTGACCACTTAGCACAAAAAATTGGTCGTATTCCAAACCTCAAGGTAGATATACCTAATAATAAAGATTCAGAACGTGCAAGAATTAAAGCAGAAAAATTATTTAGAATCGTATCTGCTTATGATGATGTACAAAAATTAGATTTACAAATGCCACAAATAGGTAGATGGCTACCTGGTTATGGTTTTGCAGTTTGGGTTATTAGAGAAAAGAAAGATGCTAATGGAGTTCCTTATCCTGTAGCAGAACTTCGTGACCCTTACAACTGTTTCCCTGGATATTTTGGTGCAGACCAACAACCAAAGGAAATGGCAATAATTCGTAGAGTTCCTAAAGAAGCACTTGCTAGAACATATCCAAATGCAAAAGACAAAATTATGTCTAAAGAAAAAGATGTATATAACACAAATATTCTTGGTGTAGGTAATGCTTATGCTTCTGCTTATACAGATTCATACAATGGTTCTTGGGCTAACAGTAATGGAGATGGTGATTTAATAGCAGAGTATTACAATATGGAAGGTACATACATATTCCATATGACATCAGGAACTATTCTTGACTTCATACCAAACCCACTTGAAAGTGGTCCTGCATTTGTCGTTGCAAAGAAATTTGCTTTTGACAGATTGCAAGGACAGTATGACCAAATCATAGGTCTTATGGCTTCAATGGCAAAAATTAATGTGATGTCAATAATAGCTATGGAAGATGCAGTCTTTACAGAAACAAACATATCTGGTGAGATAGAGAGTGGACAATATCGTAAAGGTAGATTCGCTGTAAACTATTTAGCTCCAGGTACACAAGTAAGCAAACCTGCATCAAATGTTCCTTATCAGATTTTCCAACAGATAGATAGAATAGAACGACAACTTCGTGTAGGTGGTTCTTATCCTGTATCTGATGACTCACAATCACCACTTAGTTTTGCTACTGGTAGAGGACTTGAGGAATTAGGTGCAAGTATGTCACTAATGATTAGAGAATATCATACAGTTATGGCTGATGCTATAGAGATGATAGATGCTAAGAGATTAGAGTGGGATGAAAAGATGTATTCTGGTAAGACAAAACATTTATCAGGTTACGCAGATAATAAATTTTTCTCAGAAAATTATGAACCTTCAAAAGATATACAAGGTTCTTATAAAACACGTAGAGTCTATGGTGCTATGGCTGGTTATGATGAACCACAGAAAATTGTAACAGGGCTGCAATTACTAAATGCTGGCATTATAGATTCACAAACATTACAAGAAAACTTAGATGGTTTAGATAATCTAGGTGTAGTTAATGAAAGAATTACAAAAGAAAAAGCAGATAAAGTTTTATTTGA